AGCTTCCACAGCCCAAGGCACCGGCAACTACGGCAACTACCCTCTGTATCACGGTTTCAGGTCGGTAGACTCAAGTCTGTTCCTACGCGGAGACATCTTCGGGCTGATTATCCGTGGAGCGGCTACTGCCAGCACCAACATCAACGCCACTGAATACTGGCTCAATGAGAAAACCGGAGCATACTGATGACACGTATTACCGCAGCGGCTCCCGAAGCCCTTATCTACGAGAGCAATCAGCTTGCAATGTGCCTAGCCTTTAGTGTGGCGGACAACCTGACGTACACCGGCCTTAACTGGGTAGATGCAGATGGCAACCTGTACGCAGCAGCCTCTTGGGAAGCCTCAGACGCATGGGTAGAGGGTGTGTCACAGCCCCTCGTCCGCCCCGCATGGGACGTTGATGAGTTTATCGACATGGACGCTGCTACTGCTGCTCAAGCCGCTCTGGTGTTCTCGTTGGAGCCTGTACCAGCAATGCCAGACAAGCTTACTGCACTGAGTGGACCTGACGCTGTTGCTGCTCTGGGACTCATGGGGCTTACCCCTAAAACAGAACCTGAAGAAGAGTAATCTCCTATGAATAAGTTGTCCGAAACATCTGCTAAAATGACGCTCGGTGTTAAGACGTGCGGTCGATGCAGTTTCGAAAAACTTATGTCTGAGTTCTCTAATGATAAATCCCGTAAGGATGGTAAAAATCCACGTTGTAAATCTTGTGACGCGGTATATTTTGCAAATAGGTCAGATGAAACTCGTAAAAAAGCGTCTGATCGACAAAGAAGCGGAAGATATTCAGGCTACCATGCAAACTATCGTGCGGAGCATAAAGACAAAGCAAAAGCTTACCACAAACAGTACAAGCCCCTTAACAGGGCAAAACTTAACGGTCTAAACAGTAAAAGAAGGGCTGCTAAACTTAACGCCACACCAAGTTGGTTAACAGAGCAGCATCTTGTACAGATAGAGGCTATCTATTCTCACGCTAGAGACTGTCGACTAGTGACTGGGGAACCTTATCATGTTGACCACATAGTCCCACTCCAAGGACGTAATGTTTGTGGGTTACACGTCCCGTGGAATCTGCAAGTATTGCCTGCGGATGTTAATGTAAGAAAGAACAACCGCTATGAACAAGCTGAGTGAAACTAGCGCTAAAATGACGCTTGGGGTCTACGGAAAACAAACTTATACCGGAGACATTCGTGCTGATGAGTTCCTTCAGGAGCTTAAAGGCAAAAAAGCTATCCAGAAGTACAAAGAGATGCGTGACAACAATGCCATTGTAGGCTCTGTCATGTATGCAGTTGAACAAACGCTTCGGGATGTGGAAATCAAGATTAAACCAGCTAACGATAGCGAAGAAGCTAAACGTGAAGTTGAGTTCCTCAAGTCTGTACTTGATGACATGGATGAAAGTCTTGATGACCACATCTCGGAAGCTTTGTCTTACCTGACCTATGGCTTTGGGTGGTTCGAAGTTATCTACAAGCGTCGTGAAGGTGACTTCCGTAGTCCCAAGAAGAACTCCAAGTTCAACGATGGTCGTATCGGTATCAAGAAGATTGCTATCCGTGCTCCTTGGACTGTTGAAGGCTTTGAGATTAACCAAGAGACAGGGGAAGTTCTTGGTATGTGGCAAGAGTCCACTTGGGGCAAACGCCCCGTAATGATCCCCGTTGAGAAGTCTGTTTACTACAGAACTACAAGCTTGAACAATGACCCCTCTGGTCGCTCAGTTCTTAGGAACGCCTATGTCAGCTATACTTATCTCAACAAGATTCAAAACTATGAAGCCGTGGCTATTGAGCGAGAGCTACATGGAGTTCCTATTGGCCGTATGCCTGCGGAGTATCTGAGTTCAGATGCCACAGCAGATCAGGTTAATCTCAGGTCGCAGTTTGAGCGTATACTTCGTGACCTGAAGAACAACGATCAAGGTTATGCTCTGCTTCCCTCTGACCTTTATGTGGATGCAGATGGTAAACCTACTAACCAGCGCCTTATGGATGTTGAACTCATTACCGCTAATGGCTCTAGGTCGATTGATATTGACCCTGTAGTTAAACGCTATCAGCACGATATCGCTCGTAGCCTTATGGCTGAGTTCCTGATGCTTGGGTCTAGTGGTGGCTCCTATGCCCTCTCCAAGACCAAGACTGACCTGTTCCTTCGTAGCCTAGAGAGCTATATCAACAATATCGTAGATGTTCTCAATAAGCAACTGGTAGAGCGTCTGTGGCAACTCAATGGGCTTCCTTGGGAAACTATGCCTAAGCTTGTAGCTGGTGATGTTGCACCTCACGATCTTCGTGAAATTGCTTCCTTCCTGCGTAACCTTAATGGTGCTGGTATCGAAGTCAAAGACCACCCTGAACTTGTTGATAACCTGATGAACATCGCAGAGCTTGACTTTGATAAAGCTGCTTATGAACAAAGATTGCAACAAGCAAGTGAAGAAGTAAACCCGGAGGCTGTACCAAATGGCTGATACCAAAATCTCTGCCTTGACTGCCCTTACCGGGGCTGGTGCTGCACAAGATGACCTTCTCGCTATCGTAGATACCTCTGCTGCTACCACCAAGAAGATTACTCGTGAAGAGTTCTTTAAGTCTGTTGACTACATCTCCTTCGATACCACCAATGTGGTTGCAGCCCCTGTTGAGGGCCAACTGACTTGGGATGCCACAGACAACACCCTGAGCCTTGGGCTTAATGGTGGCAATGTGATCATGCAGATTGGTCAGGAAATCCACTACCGTATCCGTAATAGCACAGGGGCCACTATCCCTAACGGTACTGTGTGTCGCTTTGCTGGTTCTCTTGGTAACAGTGGTATCCTGTTGGCTGCACCCTTCTTGGCTAATGGCACTTATGATAGCCACACAATTATGGGTGTTGCAACAGAAGACATTGCGAATGGCGAAGATGGTCTTGTTACTTACTTTGGTAAAGTTCGTGGGGTCAACACTAGCGCTTTTACTGATGGTGCAATCCTCTATGCAAGCTCTACAGTAGCTGGTGGACTGACTGCAACAAAGCCAGACTCCCCTAACAATGTTATCTCTGTCTGTGCTGTAATCTCTGCTGCTAACAACGGCATCCTGATGGTAAGGCCCACTATCGAAGACCATTGGTCTGCTGTACCAGCTACTGCCACCTCTGTTGGTCGTAAGGGTGCTGTAGCATTTGATGCAAGTTACTTCTACGTTTGTGTTGCAACAAACACTTGGAAGCGCACACCCCTAACGACTTGGTGATAAAATGCCTTATGCTTCAGTTGATGAACTACCCAAGTCTGTTCGTAGTAAACTCTCTGCTCACCAACAATCTGTGTTTCGTAATGTCTTTAACTCCATGATGGAACAAGAGGGCATGTCTGAGAGCAGAGCTTTTGCAGGAGCTTACTCCCAAGCTAAACAAGCTGTACAGAAGGCTATGCACCAAGGCAAAGAAGTTACTCTGGATAAGCCCTTCCGTCTCCCTGCTGGTTCAGGTAAGAAGTTCGGAGTGTACGTCAAGAGCGGTGATGGTGTCAAGAAAGTCACCTTCGGTGATCCTAATATGGAGAACCGGAGTGATGAACCTGATCGTCGACGGGCTTTCCGTTCGCGGCATAGTTGCGACGAGAAAAAGAGCAAGTTGACGCCAGGGTACTGGTCATGCAAGATGTGGTGATTAGTGAGTTGTATACACTCTGTGTTCGCGCCTGTTGTTTCCGTAGCTCTCGTATACTGAAGCTAGCTGCTTCGTACTAATGGGTTGGGACGTGGGCGAAGATCCTGGCACCTTTAGGTGTTCGCTGACGCTAGAAGACGAGCTTGTTCTGACCCATATCCGAATGCGAGCTAAATCTATTGACACTAGGGCCGATCGAGATCAGTTTTTTTGGACTGTAATCTATAAGTTAATCTGTAAAGAACGAGCGTATAAGACGGTACTGCAGGAAAATCAAATTCAAATGGCTGTAAAACTAGAGTTAGTCGATGGCGACGAGCTTCCGATGGAGTAGTTTTCTGAGATTTTGTTAAAGTAGTAATAGGTAGAGTGAGTTAACGTGGCCGCTATCGATGCAAACTCACGTCGTTGGCTGAATCTGCTCGCGTGGGCAGAAGGCACAGACCCAAATCGAAGCGGAGGCGGGTACGACGTACTGTTTGGCGGCAAACGATTTAAAGACTTTAGTCGCCATCCGGACGCTGTTCAAAGAACTCCGGGTTACGCGTCGGCAGCGGCTGGGCGTTACCAGTTCATGCCGGGTACGTATGGCCCTATTTCGCAACGTTTAGGTTTACGTGATTTTGGACCAGTATCACAAGATTTAGCTGCCTTGGAGTTAATGCGTGAGGTTGGCGTGGAGCCCAGCCGCGATCCGATAAACGCGCAAACGATTGCAAAGCTCGCTCCTAAGTGGGCATCTTTACCTACTCTTTCGGGGAAAAGTTATCACGGGCAACCAGTTAAGTCTCTTTCTGATCTTTTAAAAG